TAAAATTTGTCTATATCTATATGTTAAGGATAAGCACTTATTAGGGTTACATACTATTAAAGTAAAATCTAAATTCTCTCTGAAAGGAGGAAATTTACAATATGCAAAATCCTAATATGGATAAAGTGTTTACAGAATATCCTTTTGTAGACGTACTCATTTATTATGTAAAAGAATTAGGCATGAAATGTATTGTAAAGTCTGAAACAGAAGCTGTTAAGAATGAGACTGTACGTACAGAATTCATGGGCGACCTATATACTCAATCTGTTGAAGGTACTGCAGATTGGAGATTATATGATTATACGGTGGATATCTTAGCTAGAGCTGGGGTTCCATCTAATTATTTCCAAAAGGCAGTAGAAGATCCTAGCTATATTCCAGAAGATTATAGAGATAAAGCTAGAGATGAAGCTGCAAAAGTATTTATTGCTAACTATGTAGAAGAGAATAACTATTATAGAAAGATTACTGGTTTACCTAACTTAGGTCATGAGGGATTAGTAGTCCCTGAAGATTTAAGAATAGAAAATATCGGTATTGATTATAGAATTCCTCTACATGAGATGGATGATGCTACAATTAGTGAATTAGAAGAACGTGGTATTTGGAATAATGTCTTAGCTAGATATACAGATAATGAATATGATTATCTAAAGTATATTAAATCTAATATCGATATCTATAAAGCTAGAAAAGCAACTGAATTCCAACTCTTATGGTTACCATCTATTGACAACTCTGTAGTTAAAGAGAAGTTTGAACGTAGATTTAATGTAAACCGAGCATTTGCTATTAATACAATCTACTCTGAAGCTCACAGATTTGATAGTAAATATTATGATGCTTGGTTAACTATCTTTATTATCATTCAAACCATGATTGATTTAGTATCTGAAGTTCAAGAGCATATCATTAATCTTGATGTGTTTGATGAACGTTGTGTAAGATATATATTCATGTCTCATGGTGTACCATATTATGATGAAATCCCATTGATCTATCAAGTTAGAATGATGCGGAGACTTCATGAGCTACTTAAATATAAATCAACTGCTAAATGTATGGTAGACATCTGCTCTATCTTTGGCTTTGATGACTTACGTATCTTTAAATACTATCTATTACGTGACCGTAAGGTAGATGAAGATACCGGTGAGTATATATTCAACTACAAAGTTAAGCAGGTATTAGATACAGATCAGAAAGTTAATACTGCTAATGAGACTTTAACTAACTTTGCTAGTAATGGTATTAAGATTCCATTCCCACATGAAAACTTCCTTGATAAAGGCGGTGCAGTCTTTGTTAATGTAGATGGTAAACGTGTATTAGAAGACAAGTATACTATTAGTAAAGACGGTAAACTTAACTTTAAAGATGCTAACTTCCTTAGAGGAAAGTCTAAACTTGAATTCATTTTCTTCTCTAATAATGAATTCAATGATGATATCTCTAACTTAGATGGATATAAGATCGTCACTGAAGTTAGACAATATCCTATCACTGATAATAAACAAAAGAACTTTACCATCGAATACCCTATAAGTGATTTTACAGATATGGGTGGATTAATGTATCTATCTACTGGTGGTACTTTTATTGATCCAAAACGATATACTGTAAATGGTAATAAGATTACTTTTAATGAAGATACAGACTGGGCTAAGATTACTACAGAACGTTTAATGTCTGTAGTATTTATCTACACTCCATTATATCCTATCAAGAGTAAGATAACTGAATACAATTTCAAGACCGTTACTGATACTGCAATCAGTAGCTTTGATGTACCAGAGCCATATTATAACTATATACAATATGGTGGTGAGTTCTTTGCACTATATGGTTCAGTATTACTCCCATCTGATAGATATATGCTTAATGGTAAGAACTTCTCATTCGTATATCCTCAAGATAAAGTAACTAGAAATCGTAGTGTAATTTTCAATAATATCTATACTGAAGGGTTTGATGTAGAGCTAGAAGAGAAATTCTTTACCACTACAGTACAAATCCCTGGTATGCAAGACTATGAAATTGAAGTACCATTCAAAGGATATCAAGAAAGTGAATATCCAATCGAGGTATTCCTTGATGGTAAACCAGTTTATTCTTCTGAATATACATTCTTAAAGAATAAAATCAAAATCCTAGACCAAACTAAAGTATTACGTACTGGTACTGAGATTAAGATTCACTTCATCTATCCTAAGAATAGAGAAAGAATCAAATTAACCTCTGCTCAATTAGAAATCAATCGTATAATGAGTTCATTTAAGATTAACTTCCCATATGAAGGTTATGATTCTAAGAGAAATAAATGGTTAATTACTATTAATGGTGAAATCTTAGATAGATCTAACTTCATCATGAATGGTAATATCTTATCATTTAGAAACTCTAAAGACTATGTAGACAGTAAAGATATAGTTAAAGTATACTTCTTCCAAGATCCACGTAATAACTATACAGTTCATATTACAGAAGATTCTCTTAAAGCTCGTGTAGCCAACCAAAAGGTATTTACAATCAACTATCCATTCTATAATTATGAAAAGTCTGGTAATGGTATGATTGTAACAGTTGGTGGTACTATCATTGATAAGTCAAGATACACTGTATCTGGTACAATGCTAACTTTAGATGACTCTATTAACTTAGAAAAAGGTCGTGAAGTTAGATGTATCTTTATCTATAACTCAATCTATGATAACTTCAATAACTATATTAGAACTGAGTATAATATATATGATCTTAGAAATGGTAAAAGAGTTGTAGATATCCCATATCCTTATGATAACTTCTTAGAGTCTGATAATAATAACCAAATGCAGATTCTTTGTGAAGACGGTACTATATTAGAAGAGAATGTCGATTATGAAATAGTAGACGGTCAAGCATTATTCTCTGATGTAAATAAAATCTTAGAGCATGGTGATACCATTCTATTTACATTCTCCTATGTAAATGCTAAACGTAAAAATATCTTTATCGAAGACCCTACAAAGGATTATGATCTTAAGTTTGTTAAGATTCCTTTGAATGACTCTGCAGATAACTATATACGTGATGAATCTAAGTATATAGATTATGATACATTTACAGAAGATGATTGGTTATGGACTAATGAATTTGATCCATTAGATATTAAAAACCAAATCCTTGAGAAAGAATTCAACTATGCTAGAACTAAATATATCTCTATAGATACAGTTATGTCTATGAGTGACTTATCATTCAAGATTCCATACTTCTTTAACGTATTCTTTGATGATACTAGATTTGAAGATCGTATTAGATTATCAGTTCCTAATATTAGACCTGATAAGACATTCAAGTTATCTTCTATCTTATGCTATCTATTCTCTTTATCCTACTTATACTATAATAAGAAAGATACAATCCAAACAGAGACAGTTCCTATTATGTATATCCAAGGATTCAATTTCGATGCAGACTTAGATTTACTCCGTAGAGATATTGAACGTAAATATGGTTATACTTTAGAAGAATTAAAAGTAGCTGACTTTAAGAAATATAAACCTGGTATATCTATGAAGGGTTTAATGAATATCTTAGAAGAGAATACTAAGATCTACGATGTAGTCGTCAAAGGCATGTATTATGCAGATAATAAACGTATCTATGACGCATATAAAGCTGTATACGATGCATTGCTAATCAAGAAGTTTAGTAATAAATTCTTTAGAGTAAATGGTGACCAAGTTGCTAAGACTTATACTGAATACTTACGATATCAAGATATAGATCTATATAACTCTATTCTTCGTATAAAATCTATTGGTGAAGATCTTCAACGTAAGAAAGCTATTACTAATACAATTATGGATACAGTTAAATATATTGAAGTATTCATGGGATCTGAAGATTATAAACAGTTATTCAACTACCTACCTGGTATAGGTATTGATTACTTGAAGATGTATGTATCTAAAGTTATTGATTTCTTTAAATCTTATAAGATTGAGTTAGCTGGTTTAACTACAGTTTATAATTTCGATAGACGTTATAATCAATACATTAAACCAATTGATGCAATCAAGTATCTATCTAAATTAAGAAATGAAGACTTTGAGTTATTCTATGATGGTTTCAGTAGCTATCTAACCAAGAAGTATGAAATAGATAATATCACTCAAAAAGAATTAGTATATATCTTAAGATACTACTTCAAAAAATATGGCATCAAAGATCATGGTATCTCTACATTAGACCCAACTACAGATGTCCATGATAAATTACACATTTACACAGTACTTAAACGTACTGATGATTTACGTAGACTTATTAAGAAAGAAGTATTAATTTACACTAACTCTTTACGTCTACAACACTATGCTATGTCTGAGACATTTGATCGAATTAGACCTAAAGTTAAAGATAAATATACCGATAACTTTGAATTAATAGATCATGTATACGTATCTCAATACGATAGCAATAGATAACCAAAACATAATAATAAATTTTGAAGATAAAAACTAATTGGAGGTAAATGTAAGATGCCTGATAAACAGTTAAATATTGCAGAATTTAGCCATACTACAGATGGCAGTAATATTACTGCAACACATAACCGCACCAACATCAAAGTCTTTGTTGGTGGTACTGATATCTTATTATTCGAAGGTGAAAACAAAATCATCTTACCTGGAGCAGAATATACTGCTACTCAACATTTTGATATTCCTAGACAATATACTACACCATCTTATAATACAGAAATGAACTTAGAAAACTCTGTATTTGAAACACCATCTACACCAGAAAAAGTTTACTTATTCTGTGTTGGTACTGATGGTTGTGGTCGTGAAAACTCTCAAGTATATGAAGTTAACTATGCTAAATGGTGTGCACCAGAGTATTTGGTTCCATTCCGTTTCCCATTGATTACTGAAGATCTTACTGAAGCTAAGAAAGAAATCTATCATGGTAGTAAAATCGTTGGTAACCGTGTTGCATATTACTTCAAAACATTTGAATCCAAACCAGTTAAAAAGATTCGTTTCGAAGATGGTACCACAGTAGATGCTACTATTTACAATTCCACTAAAGAATCCGAAGTTGAAACTTTCGTAGAAATCAACTTAAAGATTACTGAAGAAGAATGCCGTGAATGGTTCATCAATACAGTTGGTATCAATGAAGCACGTATTAATACAATCTCTTTATGTACTGCTTGGAAAAAAGAAATCAATGGTAAACAATACTATCAAGATATTCGTCCATTGACTAAATATAATATGCCAAATGAACAATTGATTGAGCTTTCTAAAGGCTTAGATATTGTTTATCAAATCTATTATTAAAATCTAAAAAGTATCCCCATAGGAGTTGAGCTCCTATGGGGGTATTTTACATTCTTGATAAATATCTTGCTAATACACTACGAGAGTTAATATCATCAACTACTGTATGAATATCTTCATCAGACATATATTTGAATGCAGTCATTGCTGACTCATTCATTAAGTTCTTTACTAAGACTTCATCTTTAGTGATAGCTAGATATCCAGTACATAAAGAAGCTAGCTTATCTATATCTTTATTAATGATACAGATAGTCATAAACAAACTTAGGATCTTATCTTCTTTAGATGATGTATGTAATAATTGACTGATAACCATACCTAATACTTTATCAAAGATAGTATATGACTTACCTAATGCGGTAGTTAGACATCCATAGTTATTCTTAGATAAGAATAAATCTGGAGTTGGTATATTATCACTAATCAAACTAATGATTTTATAAGACTCAGAGTCTATTGCATTTAATAGTAATTTATGGTAATCTAGATCTATATTAAGAGAGCTTAGTACATTGCTAAGTACTTCACTATATTTATCATTAGAAGATATGATATTGAAAACTTCTTCAATAGAGTACTTAGTCTCTCTAGGAATATTAGTTATGAATAATAAAGAATCATCTACATCTTCTATAAAAACTAAGTCATCTACCAAAGATTTAAGGGTACCAGACGTATCCCCCTTGCGATTATATTTTTTTGCTATTAAAGGAATTATATTAGTCATATTTGCCTCCAAACAGATATAAATGGTACATCCAAATTAATTGGATGTACCACTTTGATTATTTTACACTTAAGAATGGGCTAATTCTAATAGCAAGCATTGCACGTTTTTCATTAGTATATTCTTGAGTACCAGATAGTTTCCAACCAAGATAGATATCAAATCTAAATCGTTTCTCAATAATTGGACAAGTCCAGTATTCAGTAGATTTTACAGAGAAGTATCTATCAACTTTACAAGAATCTTCTAAGAAAGATACAAAGATTTGTTTACCTTTAGTTTGGTCATTCTCTAATACGTGTTGATGAATACCAGTATAAGTAATACCAAGAAGTTTATATGCAAACCCATATGCAGAGTTTCTATACAACCATAGTACACGACAGAAATATCGTTGTACTTTCTCTTTAAGAGTAAAGTCATCATCTAAGATAACTACATGACCAGGGATCATTTCATCATTAGTCTTAGATTCAGGATAATATTTATAGTGTTTATTGAAATCATATCTAAACACTTTAGGAACTACACCTTCAGAGATCATCCAGTCTATATCAAGACAGTTATCATAAGTCTGCCATAGTCTGAATATCTTAGGAAGATTACCATACTTATCACAGAATAAAACTACGATAGGATTAGTAACTAAACAGAGTAGTTGAGTAAAGATAGCCATTAGATAGCAACCAATATACTCTGGAGTTACAAGTTTCATAAAATATCTAAGAGCTTTTCTAGTTACAGGTAGCATTAGTTACCCCCTGTTTCTTCTAAGCTTACAGATTTGAATGCACCATCAGTACCAAGTTTAGCTTTTTCTACACCATTAAATGTAAATGCTAATTCACCAGATGCATTAGCTTTAATATCCCAACCATTACCAAGAGTAACTGTTTGAACTTTAGCTAAATCAGTCTTCTTAACAAAGAGGTTATCGATTTCACCTTTATTGTAAAGATCTTGAAGTTTCTTATTTTGATATTTAGTCACAAAGTAGTGATCATCATCTTGAGTAATCATAGATGCAGGTAATGTAGTAGGTAATACATAGTTATTTGCACCAGCAGCGATACCATCTAATTTAGCTTTATCTTCTTTAGACATCTTACCATCAGATGTAGTAGTTGCATTAGGAATATCACTACCAGATACTACAATCCAGGAAGTTCCATTGTATTGATAAGTATTGCCTTCATCTAATACAGATACAGTCCAACCCTTTTTAGGAGAAGAGTATTTAGTAGATAACTTAGATTTAGTATCAACTGCTTCTTTCCATTCCATACCAGAACCAGCTTCACCGATTTTAGCAGTAATTTCAGCTGCAGTTAAAGTTGCATCTAATTTATCTTTTTGAGCTTTAGTTACAAATTGTTTATCATTAGACTCAGTTACGATATTAGCTGGTACGGCAGTGATATTTAAAGCCACATCAGCAGAGCCATCAAAGAATGCATTACTTGCAGTTACGCCAGTAATGCTAAATCTACGACGTTCTTTTAATCTATCAGCTGTAGCAGCATTCTTAGTAATATTTACATCCAAAGTACTTGGATTACGAGCCGCAATTACATGACCTTGACGGTCTACAGTAACAGCTGTAAACTCAGTTGCAGTCAAATCAGTTGGTGTATTTGGATGCACATAAACTGTATCAGTAAATACTGCATTAGCTGGTACGTCTTTACCTAAAGTATGACCATTAACTGTAGTAATATTAAGATTTCTAGCAATCTCATTATAATCAATAGCTAAGTCTCTGATACTAAGATTTACATCACTTGTACCATCTACAGTAACTTCATTAGCTGTAGCTTTACCAGTGATTTTAATTTTAAATGGAGTAAATGTAGCAGTACCGCCACCTGCACCACCAGTGCCAGCAGCCAAGTTCAAAGATTTAATAGCTTTATCAACGAATTTAGTTGTAGCAATTTGATCAGTAGCTGTACCAAATGTAGCAGTTGGGGCTGTCGGTTTACCTTGAAGAGCCGGAGACTCTTTCATAGCCAACTCATTCAATTCAATACCACTAATTCTGTCTGCAGTATCAGCATGAGATGCATTACCAGAGATAGAGATATCATATTTACCAGTTAATTTATCTTTACCTAAGATACCTTTAAGAGCAGAAGTATCTACAGATGTTACAGGGATAACTAGATCGCCACTACCATCGAATTGTACTGGAGTAGAATCAGCTACGCCACCAAGTTTAATATTAACTTTATTAGTTAACTTATTAGCTTTGATAGCAATCTCAGGTTTGAAGATCTTAAGAATGTTTGTTACAAAGTCAGTTGTAGCAATTTTATTAGAAGAGTCACCTAAAGTAGGAGTTGGTGCAGTTGGTACACCAGTAAAGTTAGGTGATTCATTAGGTGCTTTATTATTCCAAGTTTCTCTATCTAAAACTGTAATATGAGCAGACTTATCTTTCATATGTCTATTTAAGTTATAAGATACAGACTCAGAAGAATCTCTAATTAGAGCTTGAAGCTCAGGGGATAAATCATTTAATGCGATTTTATCATATACAGGATTAAAGACTTCCATATTTGTCTCCTTTCAGTTTAATCAATTATCATAATGTTTTAACATAATGATAACCCCCGATTCCACCTTTATAGGTCTAACTGGGGTGTTTTATTTTTAAAAGGAGGATTTAAATTTTATGAGTCTTTTAAGACATCTAAGAGTTAATATGGCTTCAATCTGTATGGGATTTGGTCTACTAGCAGCAATCTTAGTTTTAGGATCTTGGGTATATGGATACTGGTCTAATGGTCTATATGGCACAAAATTCGAAATTGATAGTTGCTGGCAAGGTTTATCTGCATCTGGTGTTGGCTTAATTGGTTTATTTAAATGGTTAGTGGATAGCACTAAGAATTCCCCGGAAGGTGAATTCCCAATTGCTCCAAAAATTGTAAAAGCTCCCATTGCCGAGCAGCCTGTTGTCGAGCGTCCGGTTGTTGAACAACCTGTGGTAGACGTACCCGTTAATAGTAAAGCTGCAGATGATGTTATTGAAATGGCTAAAAAGTCTTCTAGACCAAAGAAGATCCATAAGCCTCTTAAAGAAATGTAAGGAGGAATTATATTATGAAGATCGGTGAATTATCCGAAAAATACGAATCCGGTGGTGCTGGTATTGGTACTATTTCCAGTGGCTGGGGAGACCCAGGTGGGAAATCTTATGGTACTTATCAATTCTCCAGTAATGCTGGTTCTTTAGATGAATTTGTAGATTGGCTACAAGAAAAAGGTTATTGGTTTGGGGCTGAATTAGCTAAACATCCATTAACTGGTGAAGAATTTGATGCTGCATGGAAATGGTTAGCTAACTCTGATAATGCAAAAGACTTCGAAGAAGCACAAGATCAATATGTAATCGAGCATTACTATGATCCTTCGATTAGAATTCTTCGTAATATTGGCTACAATATTGAAAACCATCATGAAGTTATGAAACAAGTAGTATTCTCCCGTGCTATTCAATATGGCGTTGGTAATATTGAAGAAATGTGGTTAGATGCACTTGACTATCTTGGATATCCATCCATGTCTTACGTTGATGGTGCAAATATCGATAAAGCTATGATCGAAGCAATCTATATTGGTGTATGCTCTTCTTGGGAGTGGAACCAATCTGCTAGTCGTGAAGCTTTATTAGACCGCTTCCAAAATGAATGTGCTGATGCACTTGCTATGATTGACGATTAATCATATATGCTCCAATGGGTCTCAGAACTCATTGGAGCCTCATTTTGAACATAAACGTAATACAAATAAAGGAGGTTAATGTATGCCTTATAACTACGAACTAGATAAGATCGGTTTCCAAGAACTATCTCTAAGCCTTCAAAATACAATAAAGCAAAATCTTGCTCATACGCAAAATAATGCTATTCATGTAACACAAGAAGAAAAAGATAGATGGAATCAAGTAACCGATTTACCATTGGCAAATAATACAACTAAAGGTTTCATGTCACCAGAAGAAAAAATAAAACTGGCTGGTATTGAAGCTAATGCAAATAATTATACCCATCCTAACTCTACAGTTACTCCTGGGTTATATCTACAAGTAGAAGTAGATCAAAAAGGTCATGTAATTGCTGGTAGAAATCCTACTAAGATTAATACAACTGCAGATAATGCAGATCGTCTCGGTAATGTACCAGCTGACTCTTATGCTAAACTAATATCACCTATTTTCTTAGGTGCACCTAAAGTACCTACACCAAAACCTGATGCTGAAGTAAGCCAAGCTGTTAATATTGAATATCTTAACAAGCAATCTCCATATGTAAAACAAGAGAACGACCCAGCAGAGAAAGATCAAAAGAAATTCTGGATTGGTCCTAACAATTGCTTGAGTGCATATGACCCAGTTAAGAAATGGAATTCTGTATTTGCAGAAGTTGGTTTATTCTTAAAAGCTTTGAATCTTGATACAGAGAAACCAACTAAACCAAATGATTATTCTAACTTCTTTAAATTTACTGGTAAACGTAAGATCTCTGTATTAAATCTTCAAGGCATTACAACTACTGCTGAATATGCTACTATATTTGGTTTCCGTGCAGATGAAGATGAACTTGCTTATGAGTTCTTATTTATTGATGGCTCATTCTATTTACGCTCTGGTAAAGGTGATACTTGGGATCCACCTAAGAGCTTTAACATATAGGAGGGTATATGGCAACTACAAATAGACTAGCGGTATCCTTCTCAAATAGAAGCGTTACTAGCTATGATAAACAATTAGACAAGATCACTAGTAAAGAGCTTAATGAAACTCTTAATGAAAAAATAGATGTATCTTATGCTCATTTACAAGATGATGTAAAACATATTACAGCAGAAGAACGTAATCGTTGGAATACTATTATGAGTAATATTAAACCAGCCACTGAAGGTGTAGCCGGTTTAATGTCTGCTGAAGATAAAATTAAATTAAATGGTATTGCAAACTTTGCTACTAACTATAGACACCCTGATAGTGGTGTTATTGCTGGTGCTTATACTAGAGTAACAGTTAATTCACAAGGTCATGTAATCTTTGGTGAAAATCCATCAAGATTAAATATCAATGTAGATAATGCTGAAAAGCTTGGTGGTAACTTACCATCTTATTATGCTAAGGCTGATAGCCCTACATTTACCGGTATAGTTAAAGTACCTGATGTGACTATTAGTGGTAATTCTAACAGTCCTGTAACAGTTAAGCTTTTAGAAGAGTATGTAACCAAACAAATCTTAAATAAAGCTTATCCTATTGGTAGTATTTATATTACTCTAGTAAATACTAATCCATCTGAAACTATAGGTGGTGAATGGCGTCGTGTCGCTGAAGGTCGCTGCTTAGTTGGCGTTAGTGCTGACCGTAATATTACTTTACGTAAAACTGGTGGTAGTATTACTACAACTCTTAGTGAAAGTAATATTCCAGCCCATGATCATAGCATCAATATTTCTGGTACTACATCTGGTGTAGGAGATCATACTCATAATACAAGTGATGAATCTTCATATACACGAACTGTTAGATATGACGAAAGAGGTTATTATTGCAAATATCTAGGTAGCGGAGATACTGATAGAAGACGTAATGGGACTTACTATGTTAATGAAACCGTAAATCGTACAACTAATGGCGCTGGCGGTCATAGCCATACTGTATCTGTAAGTGGTACGACTACTAGAGTTGGTAGTAGTACACCAGCACCATTAAATATTGAAAACCCATATTTAGGGGTATATATGTGGGAACGTATTAGTTAATCGGGAGAATTAAATGAAAGCTAATTTAGAAAATATTAAAAGTACAGTCATAGAAAATTTTAAAACCTATAAGAAGCCTATAATTTTAGGCATCTTATTTTTTCTTTTTTCCATTAGTTTTGGTGGGTTTGTTACATATAAGATTATGCAATCTCAAATAGATGCTGCATATGAAAAAATTGATGAACTTAAATCAGCAGTATCTGATGCAGAAGTCGCTGCAGAAGTACGTCTTGTTAAACAAGCATTAGAAGATCTTAAGAAAAATAAACCTGTAACTGAAAAGGTTGTTAATAATACACAAACAGAGATCCGTTATGTAGAAAAAGAATCTCCAGAAGATGCTGATGTTGATATCCAAGATCAAGCACCAGTTGCTAGAATCAAATATAATGACCAAACTTATGATATACCAATGCAAACAACAACATCTCATGCTACAGATAAAGATGGTACTGTTAAAGTTAATCAAGCTCATGAATTATCTATAGATGTAACTAAGATTGCTGATCGTCAAATCGCGGCTTACCAATTATCTATGGAAGATAAACAACGTGAATTAAACGAAGAACTTAAACACGTTAAACATCAAAACAAAACTTTGAAAATCGTTGGTGGTGCTGCAGCATTAGTTGGTACCGCTTACCTTATAAATAAAGCTACTAAGTAAATTTTAACATATGAATAGTAACTTAATTTTTATTTATAAGGTGGTGATTAGTCCAAATGCTCTCAGAAGTACATGAAATCTTTCAAAGTTTGGCAAGATTAATAAATGATTTTGGTCCATTTGTTTTTGGTCTAGTCGCTTTTCTTCTCATTATTGTACTTCTTATTATACTTTTAATTTATTTAGCTAAGGCTATAGGTAATAACAATAACAACAATTCCTCAGATGATGAATCTGATAGAATTAGACGTCTAGAAGATAAAATAGATAGACTGAGTAATTCTGATGATAAAGCTCAAAAAGATAAAAGTATAATTGAAATATTCTTAAGACTTAGCGATAGCCTCAAACACAATGTAAAAGAAATTTTAGATGAAGTGAATGCTGACAGAGTTGAGTTCTATCTCTTTCATAATGGCACACACTCTCTAAATAATATTCCATTCTTAAAGGCATCTTGTATATGTGAAATGGATAAAGTTGGTGTATCTAAATATCATCTAATTAAGAAACATAAGGATATTCCTATTGGTTTGATGGATGATATAATAGTTAATCTCTTAAAGAAGCACACCTTTGTTATATATAAGAATGAAAACAAAATTGATGCTATCATTTCAAAGCTATTCTTTGATGAGCAAGATAAGACTTGTATCTTTAGCGGTATATTTGAATATGGTGATGGTGAACTCTTAGGATTCATTGTAGCTGAATATGATAATGTAGAAAAATTTGAAGATCATGATCTAGCCTATAAGCTTGAAAAGATGGCTAAAGCATCTAGACAAACATCATCTGCGATGTTAGCTATCTCTGCATTAAAACAATAAGGAGGATATAGTAGTGGCAAAACCGGATATACTACGACGTCTGAAAAATATTAATGAAGACTCTATTATTGACGAAATAATCGCATTCTCTGGTACCGATGGCTATAAAGTCAAAGGTACCGGGATTGATTATAATAACTTATCTAATATCGTTGCTAATAATAAGAACGTATTAGATCACTTGAGTAATAATAAGATTCATGTTACTCAAAAAGAGAAAGAAACTATTACCCAAGCTAAAACAGCTATTGATGGTCATATTGCAGATGATAGCATTCATGTATCTGCAGTAGATAAAGCATCTTGGGATAATAAAGAAACCAAAGAGGGTGCACAACAAAAAGTAAATATTGCATTCTCTGTAGCTAGTCGTCATATTGCTGATAAACAAATGCACGTATCTGCAGGTGATCGTCTTAGCTGGAATAATAAATACACTAAAGAAGAGATCGATAATAAGTTCTCTCAATTAGAGTATGATAATATCTGGAAAGAATCTGTAGAGACTTTCGTAGAAATTATGTCTAAATATCCATCTCCTCAAAAGGGTTGGACAGTAACTTGTAATGAAGACAATATTACTTATCGTTATGATGGTAATGATTGGATTCCTATCTCTGCTAACTCTATTCCATTAGCTACTGTAGCTGTGGATGGTAAGATGGCTAAAGAAGATAAAGCTAAGCTTGATACTATTGAGCCTAATGCTAACCATTACGTTCATCCTGATACATCTAGTATCAGACACGTAACTGATAGAGAAAAGACATTCTGGAATGCTAAAGCAGAAGACAGAATTGCTACTTATCAGTATAATGGTCTATTATCTAAAGAAGATAAATATAAATTAGACTCCATTGAAGCTGGTGCAACTAACTTTAGTATGCCAGATCATATTGATCCAATGCTTGTTAAACAAGATGAAGAGCATCGTTTTATTACAGATAAAGAACGTGTTGACTGGTCTAATAAAGCTAGTCGTAATATCGCAACAGAAACTCTTGATGGTATTATGAGTCATTATGATAAGATTAAAATGAATACCATTGAGACCAATGCTAACTATTACGTTCATCCAGAGACACATGAACCTTCTGTTATTGCTCAAGATCCAACTCATCGTTTTGTAACTGATGAACAAATCTTAGCATGGAATAACAAAGCTACAGGTGTACCTGCGACGAGTGAAACAGCTGGTCTATTATCTAAAGAAGATAAAGCTAAATTAGACTCTATCGAAGAAGGAGCTAATGCTTATCGTTTACCAGCTACATTACCTCCATCTATCATTGCACAAGATCCTAACAATAGATTTATCACTGATCAAGAACGTGAACAACTTTCTCTTAAGAAAGATATGTCTGCATTCTTAGTTGGTACAGGTATCTTTAATGGTACAGATGGTACAATCATTAGACATGAATTTGGTAATACTTCCTTTGCTGCAGCAATCACTCCAACTGTAAATCCTAACGGCGGTCTAGGTGAAGTTTGGGTTAAGAAAACTAATACATTAGTTATTGTATATTGCTCTGGTGCTGGTAAGAATATTGAATTCGACTACACTCTAACTTACTATAACTAAAAAAATAAAACCCCCATAGGAGTTCAACTCCTATGGGGATATTTTATCGTTCGAATGGATCTATACCGGAATTATTATTTGTAACTGTTGTAGCTTTAATGCGTTGCTTCATTGCATTATCCATGGTAGTTATAGAATCATTAAAGAATTCTTTATTGACATAAACTACAAAGCTAGATAAGACATGCTCAACTGGTCTTCTAGTAGTCAATGACATATTTGCCCAGTCTATATCATATAAGTATTCTTCTCCATTATTGAATATCTTGAAGTCTAAGAATACTGATGGAGAGATATATGCTTTATTACAAGCATTAATAACTCTCATGATATTAATATCCTTTTCGAATATCTCTTTGAAGTTGATAGTCAATGGTTTAGACTTATCTTCTTCTTCATATGGTACATTAATGAATTGATCCCAAGCTTTCTCATTAGTAGCTGGGATATTAGAGAAGTTAACCATATAAGTTCTACTTTCACCTTCAAGATTGAATCGTAAGAATTCACTTTGATGCATAGTGAAGTAACAGAATATCTTAGGAGCTGGGAATCTCATCTCAGCACTAAATTCAATATAGTAGTTAGAGCTTACTTGGTTTTGTCTTTCACCATCATCAATATTGATATCTGGTACTCTAAGATGTACATACATATTTGAAGCACGTAAGAAGAATTCACATTTAGAGTTCATATTACGTAGCTTATAGATGAATGGTACTTCAGAATGTCTATTTAGATAAGCCAAGAACTTAAATGGTTCTTTAATAAGTTTATTATCATAGTCAACTTCAAAGCCGACTTTCTCAGCTAAATCAAATAGCATATCATATGGTACATGTACATCCATATCAGTATAATATCCACTAGTTGCACCAATCTTATATGCCATCTTTAAGTATCTTACTAAGTCTAATTGTTTAGCTTTAGTATTTACTTTGATCTTAATTTGGAATTGGAATAATAGTTGGTCAAAAGATACTGCAAGATAGAGATCATTAGTTAAATCTTTAAAGAATGTATCTCTATAGTTAAACGTTCTAGCATAGTAGTTTAAGTCATGTAGACCAATATCTATACCTTCACGGTTATAATCAATATCAATATTAGGAATAATAGCAATAGCTGGTTTACCACGTTTAATAAGTTCACGTTCATTAATCTTAGCAAACTCATCGAATAAGTGTTTACCATCTATATATACAGTTTTAAAGTAAGATTTATCAAACTTACTAAGTATCCAGTTCTTAAAGAACTCTACAGCTACAGAATAAGCATGACTCGTGCTAGGAACACAGAGATTCTTCAATAGTTGTTTATCGATCTTACTTCCGATCTCAACATCTACCCAATCATCCATATTAAGTACACGTTCATGCTCACCGAATAGTTCGGTTTTATCAACTTTATCATTATTTTCAATTAGTTTATTATCGGTGATTCGAGACCCATGTCCAGGATCATCACCTAGAGTTTCCTCTACTAGTATAGGTACATTACCTTTTTCATCAGCTGATACTGGAGCTGGGATGTAATAGTTTTTTCTCAAGTATTTCACCCCTTTTTTATAAAAAAATATTATCATAATGTTGAGGAAGGCTATTAAAGCCTTCCTCATTAATCCATTATAATTTTATCTAGATAGAATAGTAGAGCGGTCCATTAAACATTCACCTCCTCTACTATTATAGCAAACTTAGTTAGAGAACCATTTATATTCTCTATCATAAGTTCAGATTCCAATTCAGGATCATCTTGATAACCCTCATCTGGAATCAGTCGATACGTTATTTGTTCATCCTCATCAATGGATGAATCTAATACGGTGAATGGTCGTATCATTCCATTCACCGTATTTATAAGTAGTTGGGCTGATTTGTTAGCCCTGATACCATTTGGTGGTCTATCAAAGATAAAGTTCCACCTTTGATTGCATATGATCATACTATATCATCCTCCTTCGTGGTTATAATATATAACCAGAGGATAATACTATTTCAATGCTTGTAATTTACGGATATTATCTAACTCAGCTTCACTATAGGCATCACGACCAACATAGATTAGACTGTTTAGATTTACGTAAGTATCTTTGAAATGGTTAACTGCAGAGTTAAACTTACCATCATTACGAGATATCATCATAGCATTTCGTGGATTTAGAACTTTAGAAGCTCTACGTTCGAATTCTTTATTGATGATATACATGATATTCATACAGTCACCATCAAAGTCTGCACCTAACATCTTAAGAATTTGTAATGGTACAGACATTGTAAAGTCATCTTCATTAACATCTACACAATACATTTGTAACAATGACCCATGGTTGATAGATGGGTTACGATTAATAATAAATGCAATACCACGTTCTTTAGAGTTAATGATATTCTTGATAATATTCAAGATGAATGGATCTTTAACGATTTGAGATTTGAACCAACGCTTATACGCTTCAGTGTAAGTTAGACTTAGAGACTTAACTAAGAAGTTGATAATAGTTTGCTCTAAGAGAATAACTAAAGCTACATAAGGTAGTCTAATCTCATCAATACGTAAAGTTTCATCTGGTTTAATTACATCACGTGCAGTAAAGTTATATCGTCCAGCCATTACTGAGCGAATAGCACCTTTCTTACCACGCATGTCATTAAGAATAACCTTATAGACTTCTTCCATACTCATTTGGATATCATATAAGATATCATTCTTAGTTTTTACTCGACGATATACTTCCATAGATTCATCATTAACAAAGCATACATTACGAGCAATATTATTATACCACTTATTATTCTTAGTAAATGTAAATTGATCACCAACTACATTAACCATACGTAAGAATAATGTATATACTGGAATACTATGAGTTAAGATCTTCTCACGATTCTTCATTAAGTGATTATATAGATCAACCTTTTTAGGATTACTCTTAGTCTTATTATGATAGAATGCTAGAATCTCATCAAGACGTTCAGCAAACTCCATCATACCAATACCTACAAATGGTTGATCTTCTTTGACTGGTTTATTATCTTCAACAAACCCATCTTCATTAGCTTCTTTATCATATTTGATAATAGCATTTAGCTTCTTAGAACCAATGAAGCTTTTGAGAACTTCAAATAGATTTGGATGAATTACATAGTATTTATCACTCAATACAATCCAACCAAAGATACCAAAATCATCATCCACATATTTAACTTTCTCATGACATGTAGGACATTCTTCGCCGTTATACAATGCCCCTCTGAGATGACCACATTTACATCTATAACGATCTTTAAATGCATCCTGGTCTAAGATAGATGCACCATACTTACTAGAGAAGATAGATGCATCTGATTTGATATCTTTCTTAATAGCCTGGGAATCTCTAATAAAGAAGTCCCGACCATACACAATACCACGTTCACGTTCTTTATCAAGATCCAATATTTCTAACCGAGTTTGGAATTCATACTCAGTATCAATTGGTTGTGTAGTTCTTATATTCAGTTCCATATCATTTATCTCCAGAGTTTCTTAATAGCAGTAGCAAATGTTTTGCTATACGGTACATCTAAACGTTTTGCAAGATCACTAGGAGTTTCGCCGATCTCCTTAGCCATCTTAGTTAAAGTATCTTCACGAGTAGATTTTGGTACTGTATCTAATTTAAGCACATTACCAATCATTTCAATACACTCATCAACTGTAAGAGTACGACCAACTACAATATCTTTGAGTGTTTTGTTTTCAAACATAAATTCGCAGAAGTAGATATACCAATTAGTTTTCTTATTCATCATATTAGAACTAGTGGTAGATTTACTTCTAGCATTAAATATAATATCCACAATACTCTTAACTGGAAGTTTAAGAGATTCATGGATATCAGCTAATAGAACTCCATCTTCATAGAGTTTCAAGACTTGTTCATTAATAGTTGCCATTAATTGTTTCCTCCTTTCATATATTCATCTATATAATATTTAGTCATAAGAGATTTTAATTCATCTTCAGTACAACCAAGTTTAGATAGAATAGCTTCAGTATTACCATTATGCTCAATGATAACTTTGATTTTATTTAAGTCTTCAAGGAAGTCTGGATCAACAGCAGATAATGCTCTGATAACTGCTTGGATATTAGGACGACCTTTAGCTCGAGTAATATAAGTATTATCTCCACACATTGTAGGATAAATACATTTACGGTTCTCTTCTAATGTAAGATCTTCTACAGATTTACCAATAAGTAAAGATGCAAAGATATTATGATTGATATAGAATTGAACTTTTCTAGGAAGTTTCAAACGTAAGTTGATTTCTCTTAAAGTTAAACGACCTTCATTGATAAGACGCATAATCTTAGTGAAAGGAATTTGATCAGCTTTAAGAATATTATAATCACTATATAGACGTTTAGCATATCTAGGAGATACATTCAATTTAGTATAAACATCTGTAGGATTATTAGTTTCAGTTAAGATAGCTAATGCTTTATTAAGTAACTCAACTTCTTCAGGATTCTTTAAGAAGTTGCATGCATGTTTAGAAATAACAGTATAAGGTACTTCACGATTACTAATCTTACGATTCTCAATAGTAGAACGTCTGATTTTAAACTTTTCACAGGCAGAACGTAAAGCCTTATGATTATATCCATATTCATTTGCAATATCTTTTAACTTACGACGTTTATTAACGTATTCATCAGTAAGCCATTCAATAAATCTACTATTAGATTTATCTACAGTTTCATTCAATTCCAATGAAACGAATTGATTACGGAAGTATAGTTCTAAAGTACTATAAGATGTAATCTCTGGATACTTACTCATGATGCGGAAGATATTGAGACCATCATTGAATAGTTTAATCCAGTTCTTGCTACTAGTATACTTACCTTCAATTACTTCACGTTTATGAAGAATTGAATATAAGCGTTGATAAGTTTTTTGATCGATATCTAATACGACCAACACTTGTCGTCTTTGAATATCGTTATCACGTAACAGTTTAAAGTTCTTTAAAAGGTTCTTAGAATAAATAATCATTTAATACTCACCCCTTGGAAAAATAACGCCTATACCCGATAGACAGGGTATAGGCTATTAATACTAATGAATTGTTATTATGGTATTATTTATCAAACCCAAACGCTTTATCTGGGTCCATCTTAGTCATAACAACTTGCGAATCATGGAATGCCTTCATGGCAACTAATTTAAGTTTAGCTGCAATCTGAGGCATAGCTGCACCGACATTGGTGATACCTAATTTATGGAATAGGTTACCAGCACATGCATTGCAGATGATACCATCTTTAGATTCACATAAGGAAGCAAATCTAATTTGTACTGTCTTACCAATATACTTAGATTGGTTGTCAGTATTAAGCTCAACTAACTTATTACCTTCTTTGATATTACAATACATATACTCTTTGATATTTTTATCATCTAGAGTTACAGTGATAGTACGTTTGGTACCACAGTCAGATCCTTTCTTACCGATCTTAACATGTTGGAATGCTGGAAGCATTAGTTTCTCCCAATAACCACCAACTTCTGTTTTATTAGAACGAGAATAAGGACCTTCTGCTAGTGAGTTAGCGAAGTCTGCATACTCTTCTTTAGCAATACCTTCAATGTAGTTAGACATGATGATATTATAACCCTTTGTAGGATCAGGATTTTTAGTAATACCCTTCATGATAAACATGTTTTTGAAATCATTGTTGAAGCTACCACGAGCACCAGAGTTATATGTATCGATAGCGATATCATCTTTAAGAGTTTCTTTAGCTAGTTTAAGTAACTCATCTTGGATAGCAATTACCGCATCAGGATCTTTAGCATCCAATCTATCACGATATTTCTTAACTAAGTCAGCTTTAGCTTTATTAATAACCTTAGCAATAGTTAAGAGCTTCATAGAATAGCCGTTAGCTAATACTGATACATATGGCATAAACTTCTGTGCTTTCATAATGAAGTTTTTCAATGCATCTAGTGGTACTTTCTCTTCAAGTACAGCATAACCGATTTTATCAGTAATCTTACCAACCATCTTTTTATTGATTGGCTCATTTATATATCCATATAAATCAAATAGTTCTCTTTCAATGAATACTTTATTAAATATCCAAATGCCTACAGTAGTCACAAAGGCTTCTTTATTCTTTTTACCTTCTTTACCATAGACTCCTTTTGGTACAGTGAAAGTATCATATGTATTAAATCTTACCTTACCATTGAATTCACCAAATATTTCCATAATAAAGGATAACTTGGTTCCTTGCTCTTCGGTAATACCTAAAAGAAATTCAATATCTTTCGGATTGGTAATCTGTTTAGCAACACGTTTTGCCATTACTAGTACCTCCTTTATTTAATAGAATGTGGCTGGTATATAAGCATATTTTCGCCTATCCAGAACATTAGGATAATTCAAATAATACTTTACAAGGAGGTTCATAATGGGAACTTTTAATGAAGAAAATAAAATTACCATAGCCGAGCTTGCACCGAGTCTTGTTGACTTACTTAATGCTAAAGCTCTGGCAGTAGACTTAACATCTCACGTTAATGACGGAGACCGCCATATCTCTGCAGCTGAACGTACTAAATGGAATAAAGCATTAGATGATGCTAAATCTTATACAGATTCTGAATTGAGTAAAGCTCTTGGTCCAATTAAAAATATGATTAGTGGTACTGATTCATCTTTAACCACTTTATTGAACTCTAAGTTAGATAAATCCACTTTTGAAAATTTCCGTACTGGATTAGCAGCTGTAGCTACAAGTGGTTCTTATAATGACTTACGAGATCAACCATCTGCATTGTCTTATTCTGATACATCTAATAAAGCTTTACGTGCTGAACGTGCTGGTTATGCTGATGAAGCAGGTCATGCTAAGACAGCTGATGAAGCTACACATGCAGTAAATGCGGATAGTGCTATTCGTGTAAATGGTATTCGTTTGACTATTGCAAATGATTACCCAGCTAACCCTCAAAACAACAAAGAGTTCTTCTATCATACAGCTCAACGTATGTTATATGTATATACAAATGATGGCTGGCAAATGACTGGAGCAGCTCTAAGATAGTTTTTTAGGGGCTTAAATACATATTAGTATATGTATTTTAAAGTTAGAATTTTAAGAGGAAAACGTAATGAAACAATTTGAAGAAATATATAGCGATCTAAACTCGGTTACAATGATTATTACTAATCGTTGTAACCTTGCTTGTGATTACTGTTTTGAACGATCCAAAGGTGATAAAGACATGGATGTCGATACAGCTATTGAGATCGTTGATCGTACTTATAATAAGAATTTAAATATGCCTAACCAAAGATTTACTTATAATCTATTTGGTGGCGAGCCAATGGTAAATTGGAAAGTTGTTAAAGCTATTCTTGATCATATTAACAAAAAGCATTATAATGCTCAAGTTGGTATTACAACTAATATGATGCAAATGACTGATGAGATGCTTGATTATATTGATGATAATGATGTATTTGTTTTAGTATCCATTGATGGTATTAAAGAAATGCATGATATGCATCGTAAAGATCATGCTGGTAATGGTTCATTTGATACTGTAGTTAAGAATATTAAAAAGATGGTAGATCGTGGTTTAACTCATCTTATCGAAGCTCGTATGACTGTAACTCCTGAGAGTGCAAAATATATGTATGATAGCGTTAAGATGCTACTCGATCTAGGAATCAATAATATTTGTCCAATCGCTGCATCTGACTTAGATTGGTCTGATGAAGCATTGAAAGATTATGAAGATAACTATAATAAGATGCTTGAGCTCTATGTAGATATCTTGAATGATACTGATAATAATCGTAATATCAATATCAAGCATATTGATGATATTATTGGTACTGCAATGGAACCAGAGACATCTGATACAAAGATGTGTCATATTGGTAATAAATACTGGGTATGTATTGACTGGAATATGGATGTATATCCTTGTCATAACTTCCCAACTACTGATCTTGAATTCTTAAAAGAAATGAAGATTGGTAATATGAGAACTGGTGTAGATGAAACTAAAGTTTCTGATGAAGCTAAACAAGCTAAGTTTGAAATGGAAGAATGTAAAGACTGCGTAGCTAAGATTATCTGCAAGTCTGGTTGTCCTTTCCAAAACTTAACTGAAAACAATGACTTCTATACTCCAACTACATCTTACTGTAAGATCCAACGAATCTTGGTACCAGCAGCTCTTAAATTTAGAGATAAATTATTGACTGCTGAGAATATTAGATCTCGTAAGTTAAACGTACTTATTGAGAACTTAAAGATCAAGAAATATTTTGATGATGAAGTTAAGAATGCTGATATTACTTCCTTAGACTTTAAGATGAAATTAGATCGATTCTTAGAATTGTATAATAATCTAGATTGTAAAGGTAATGTAATTCCTAGCTTTAATGACTACTTTACTTTCCAATTATCTATGTCTTCTGCTATCTTAGATAGTTTAACTGAAGAAGATAAGTAATTTAAACATTGGAGGAAACAAATGCCAAATCGTGGTAAATATAAATACGCTGATCCAGCGATCAGTGATTCTTATAAAGAAAAGAAGTTAGATGGTGAATTTGTCAATCAAGTTAACTATCTAGCTACTCGTTTAAAATATCAAGCCTCTGAGCTAAAAGATATTGTTAAAGTTCGTAATAATCCTCAAATGTATCCTGACCGTTACTATGAAATGAAAGGTCAAGATATTAGTGAGGCTGCATTTAAAAATGATTTAAGTATCTTCAATACTACTGACAGTGGTGAAAAATTGACATTAGCTCAATTTAATAAAATCATTAAAGCTAACTGGGATACTTATAGCTATGCTATTACTTTATTCTCAGATCAAATCTCTGGTCTTAGTGACTTGCCTAAATTTACTGAAAATGAAGTACTTTCCCATAATAGATTCATGCAAATTATGGATAACTATAATAAGATCAATGACTATTTGAACCGTAATTGGAATAAATATTTCGATGGCTCTGGTTATTGTATTCTTTCTTGCCAAGTAGCTTGTCAAGCAGCATGCCAATTAGGCTGTCAATCTTGTCAATATAATACTTGTCATAATCAAAACTGTGGAGGTTGGTCGTAATGAAAATCTTCTTATTAGACGAAGTGTATGAGTTTGCTAAATCTGTTGGTATTACTGACAAAATCAATGCACTAGCTAAGAAGATGTACGATCCAAGTACAATCCAATCTGACTTACAATCATACTATGACTTCAGTCATTCTGAAGAGTATGCTAAACTAATTGCTGAACTAGAGACCAAGTTAAAAGAGACCGATATGTCTCTTTATAATATCTTGGTCTACAGTAAGACTCAATCGTATGATGTAATCGTTGAATTGCTTAATAACGTAAAGAATCTACGTGATAGATTTATTCTCTTAGATAAAGCAATCTCATATAAAATATCAAGTGCTCTTGAATATGAACTTCTTGTAGCACTATTCTGTAATATGTATACAGAAGTAACTGAAGATGTAAGAGCAGCTCTACCTAAATATATTCATCTAGCATACTTCAACTACGCTAGTATTAGATACTGTTTACGTATCTCTACATCTGGTAATGTAGATATCTTTGATGAATATGAAAAATATATGGGTAGAGTATATACTCAAATTCAATCTTATATCAATTCTAAAGATACATTAAATAACTTACGTCTTGAAGTTAGATGTGCAGCTTTACAGTACATTCTTCCTAGATTGACTGATGAAAAGCGTATTGAAACTTTAAAGAAAATTGAAACTCTAGCTGATGTATCTACTATGGACTTTGATAATAAAGAAAGATCAATTGGTGTTATATGGACATTTGAACGTCTATATGAAGCATACTTTGATTTGAATAACTATCCTAAGTTCTTTTATTGGGTATATAAACAGTTTAAGTATCTTGATAACGCATTGACTGATAAAGAAGCATTCTTTGACTCCTTGCGTTATTATAATAAAAATAATATCACTGGATTCATCATCTCTATGAGACGATTCTATTTGATTCAAAGTTTATTCCCATTATTCCATATGAATTTTGATAATATCTTACCATCAGATAGAAACTTCATTAGTTCAGATGATTTAGATTTCACACTATATGATGATTATGCAAACAAGTTAGTTATGACTAAGTTTAAGACTTATGTAGATACTTGGTATCAAAATAATCTTGATAAGCTTAAAGACTTATCTCATAATACTGAGATGCTAATCAAGTGTGAGAAAATAGTTGTTGAAGGATTATCTGAAGAAGCGGCTAGTGCTGTAGTGGCAGTTAATACAAACTATGATGCAGTACCTCATCCTGAATTGATTATTACACCAACTCCTGGTACATTTAATTCTAATATCGGTGAAGAAATTGGTGCACCTGAAATTGCACCTAAGATTGATGTTGCACTTCCAGAAGGATTTAGTGTTAATGCAGCAGATCTTGCTAGATTGGCAGAATTCAACAATCAGGAGGGTAGTCATGTAGTTATGAGTCCTGAAGAATTGATTGAGCATGAAGAAGAACGCTTAAATGCACATACTGAAACTCCAGCTTCTACTCCTACAACTCCTACCGAAACTAATACTCCAGTAACTGCACCAGAGGTTCCTACACCTCCAGTAGTACCTGAAACTCCAACACCTGAAACAACAACTCCAGTTCCACCTGTACCACCTACAGGTATACCTCCATTGCCAGAAAACTTTACTGTCAATGAGGATGAATTAAATAGTTTAACTGAAGAAGAACGTGCAGCTATGGCAGCTGCTAATGAGGAATAATGTATAAAGAAATATATCTAATGCTTACAGAGGCTTGTCCTAATAGATGTGAGTATTGCTACATCAAAGGGCGAGATAACCCTGCAACAATGACTTTTGAACAGATAGATCAAATTATACAAACAGAAAAGCCTTCGAGGATTTTATTCTTCGGAGGCGAACCTCTTCTTTGTCTTGATCTTATCGAAAAGACTATGGAGAAATACTATGGGAAACTTAAATTCCAAATAGTAACTTCTACTGTAGTTAACTTTAAAGAATTTATCGATCTTAATGAGAAATATCCTATGAATGAAATTCAATTATCATGGGATGGTTTTGCAGATAAGAATCGTGTTGATACATGTGGTAAATCTATCGCATCTAATGTATATCAAAATATCTGGTATGCTATTGAGCGTGGATTGAAATTTGATATCAAATGTGTTATTGGTAATGAAAACGTTCATCTTATGGAAGAGATCCATAAACAGTTTATGGAATTCAAGAAATATGGTGTATCTGGTGAGTTCGTAGTAGCTCATAGATCATTATATACTGATAACTTCCTTGAAGTATTTAAAGAGCAATATAAGAAGACCTTTACATTAGATAAGATGTATATGGATCATCTTAATAGAATCATTGCAGTTATGCAAAATGATAGATACTTTGGTTCTTGTGATGCTGGTAAATATAAAGTTATCACTCCAAGTGGGTGGGAATCTTATTGTACAGCATTATCTCAAGAAGATAAGAAGTTCGGTGATGAGTTACTTCAAAAGCCATGTAAGAATCCTAAGTGTAATGATTGCAAATGCCGTTGTATGTGCGATGGTGGTTGCCGTTATGAACGTTACTTAGAATTTGGCGATGAATGGGAATATAACTTCCTTGAATCCACTTGTATCATGATGCACGTATACTATGACACTATTAAAGAATGGTTAGACTCTTTAACTGAAGAAGAGACTGAACGTTTATATGAAATTATAAAACGATATAAAGCATATCAAGCTGAATATCATTCGGAGGTGGAATACTAATGCTTAACTACGTTCCTGAACGAATATATGAAGTATTAAAAGATGAACCTAAGTTTAATGAACTAACTGAAATCATCACTGACCGTTTCTCTAAACTAAGTACATTACTCGATGTAGTTATGTTTGATACTAATGCTAAAGCTGACAAAGAAATCTATGACTATTACGTTAATACTCTAACTGAGTTAGTCAATGAGAAGTGTCCTGAATATGCATTACAATTACACGTTACTTTAATGCAATCTGATAAGAATGAGTTATTAGGATACTATGATGATCGTCATAAATATGATGCTGAAACTACAATGTATCTTTTATCTTATCTAATCAATTGCTCTTATGATGACTATACATTCCCACAATTCCAAAAGACATATGTAGAAACTTATGAAGCTACACCGATTGAAGTACGTAATAAGTTCTCTGATTATATTCATCTTAAATATATCAACTCTAAAGTTGAACGTTATGCTATGTATGATGCTCCAAGAGATGGTACTTATTTGATTAAAGTAATTGATCTTTTGAAAACTCTATATGAGACTTTCAAAGATATTGTAAACGATATCAATATTCTTAAATATTGCTTTATTGAAATCTTAGACCACTCTCTAACTAATGCATTCAAGTTTGTAGATAATGATAAGCTTATCTATAAAGCAGTTCAACAATTAGAGATCCCAGATGAGTTTGAAAATGGTGACTTCAAAGGCACTTCTATTAATGAACTTGGTATCTTAGATAAGAAATTTGAATTAGCTGTTGCTTCTCGTAAATGGGTAGACGCTATTCAAAAGTATAATGATGTATTAGACTGGATTGAATTAGCTTTACTTCATCCAGAAAAACTATATCGTACTCTTATTATCTATGATAAAGTTA